CTCCTTTGAATCTAAAGTTAATAGTTACTATATAAAAGCGCATAACAAAAGCACCCGACCATTAGCCGGATGTATTGACAACACGGAGATTAAAGGGGAGTCTCCTTTCCTCATTTATTTTTTTGTATGTTATGCGCTTAAATATTTCTTGTGATGGTATCTCACTGAATCCTGATCCAACTGAGCATACCTTAATGTTGTGTCTGATTTGACATGACCTGCCATACAGGATGCTTCCTGCAATGGCATTCCTCTATTGAGAGCATTGGTAATTGATGTACCTCGGAACTTATGCGGGTACGCTTTCACGCCAACTCTTCTGCCGGTCCTACGTACAATATCTTCTACACCTTTGTCGGTCAGTCTTTCATGCGGTGATCTGAGCGACACGAACAGTGCTGGATTCGTATCTGTTCGACTCTCCAGATATTCCAACAGGTACATGTGAGTACGTTCATTCAAATAAGCAACTCGTTCCTTGTCGCCCTTACCACATACAATCAGATCCTTTGTGGAAAATCTGATGTCGCCCCGGTTCAGCTTTACCAATTCTCCAACTCTGACAGCTGTGGAATACAGAAATTCCATCATAGCCTTATCCCGAAGCGTCCGGCATTCTCTCATAAGTTTCTCTCGCTCCGCATCCGTGAACGGCTCTCTCACCCTGATTGGAACCTTAATGTCTTCCACCAACACCATCGGATTCTTTCGGATCCGGTCTCGATCACGCAGCCACGAAAAGAAGCTGCTATATATCGACCGCACACCTTTAAGAGTGCTGTTTTTAATGTTCCGAATTCTCTTGTATGTCCTCATATAATTCGATATATCAGCGTCTGTAATATCGACCACTGCCTTATTGATGTACGATAGCAATCTTTCCAGCTCGTACCGATACCGGATGATTGTCGCCTTGCTCTTTCCTTCCAGTGCTTTTGACATCAGAAAATCTTCCAGATCCCCTTGCCAACTATCATCCAACACCATCAGCTCGCTTCTTGGCTGTAGCTCGCATCCATCGAACGTCACCCGGAGAGCTGACTGCAATTCCCGGAGTTGTTCTTCTGACAACATGTCCTGCATCCGTCGCATTACTTCCATGATTTTCTGTTCCATAGCCACACTCCTTTTTTGATTTGAGTGTAGCATATTGCCATCCGCTTACTTAATTAAATGGCAAATCTGGAATATTGACCTCTGCCGATCAAAACAATCCCATCACAGAATACCAGCTGTACAAGATGGGTAAGATGGTCGTCTTCAATGTTACGAATTACAAAAAGGGACAAGGTGCTGTTAATGGTCGAGTGATTGGCACCATCCAAGAAGGATTTCTTCCGCCACATACCATAGCTATATCATTCGGAACAAGTGGCATTGATCAATTCGATAGTTCCGGAAATCCTGGTAGCCGAATATTCGTAAACGATGCAGGTGTAGTGACGCTGTACTGTAATAAAAATACTGGAAATTATATTTCATTTACAGCCTGCTGGGTAACTGATTAGCGGACATACAAGCCAGCAAGTGTACTGGAATTCGCATATAACTTCACGGATGTATCAGACAATCTTGTTACACCCGCGATGTATGTATTGGATCCATACGTAGACTGAAAGTAGCCATTACTGTAATCAGTATTGCAAGCATTCCATAATTTTATAGGGATTGTCGAGGAACCAAGGATGCGTCCTGTTTGATGTATTACCGCAGGTCCGCAAGTCAGCAATATCTCGGAATAACCGCTTAAATCCTCTACAGTGAACGTTTTAGAGGAATTTTGGTTGCCGGCAATCTCACAAAGCTTTGTCCATTTGCGCTTTTGATTTTCCATCTTGCCATTTAATTCAGCAAACTCTTTTTTCAAAGTGTCGATATCCGGTTCAGCTTCAAACAATCGCTTTACCTCTGTAATGTTTAATCCATTGATAATCACTTGATACATCGGCATATCTGCAATGTAATCTCCTGCTTGAATACTTCCCTCTGTATATTCCGGAGCTGCCGGATTGGACTCTGTCGGTGTTCCCTGGATAACTTTTAATCCAAGTCTTTCCGTTTCATCATCACGATTCTTTTCATATCTTGCAACAATTAAGTCAATACGCTTCATGCCCTGACTACCATTGATGATGGTTAATGAATCGTAAGTATTCTTTTTAATTGATGCAGCGCATCCCTGATGCATCAGCACTCCATCTCTGATCTTAATTTCATTGTTAGAAGAAACTTCTGCTTCCATTTGCATGCCCGTCTTCAATACGTAAGATCCTGGGCCTACAATGCCTTGATTGATGTCTCTTTCCTGTTCCGATGTCACATGCTTCTTTCCTACATATCCAGTAATAATCTCCATTTAATTATCGCCCTCCAATTTGTATTCAACCTTTTCTTTTCCAGAAGATATTGTCCAAATCTTCCTGCCAATCGGCTTTTTCATGCTTATGCCCGTCAGGTAGTCTCTTCCACCTACGATATCACCGACATCAATATTCCCCTCTAGCTTTGTCATGGTCATGTTGTATGACATACTGGATTTTTTCGACTCCAGCTCCTTGATTCCATTTTTGATCAGATCATCTTTTTCTGATCCGTTGCTATCGTATATAGCTACAATTTCTTCGCTACCCGTAAAATGCTGCTGTGTCTGCGAAATTTCTCCGTTTTGATCAACGTATAGGTGGACAACTATCCTGTCTTTTAGGTCTCCCTTTCCCAGGCAGATTAGATGATTGATTCCGCGTCGATTGTCATCGGTCGTGAAATTCATATTGTTATCGTTCGTGAATTCATACTCTGATGACAGGTCATTAATCGGAACTGCTCTCACCCTTACATATCCGGGCATTCCGACATCGCCTTCCTTGTATCTAATGTCTAAACGATATCCTACAGATTTAAGCATCTTGGTCAACCCGCTATGGAGCGTACAGTATCTATCAAACTGATAATTCGTCACGTTAACGCCGGTATCTGTTTCGACGCCGTAAAATAGCCTTGGAAACTCAGCTTCAACCTTTGCTTTAATGATCGAATTAAGCTCCCCCGACACTACAGCGTAATCCTGCCCGCTCGACGGCTGTATGATTTTTTTAGTCATCATGCCTCGCCAGGTGTCACCCTTTGCACGGATGATATTCGCCGATGTGTCTGTACTGATTTCCCGAACAATTCCACCATATTCTGTATCTGGTGAAAATACCCTGGCTCCGTATCCGATGGATCCATCCCAGTTCCAACGCTTCAGTTCGATCTCAAAATCATTGATGCTGTCCTTTTCATCTGCTCCTATTTCAAAATCTATGTTAGCGTTCCGGATATACCCCAATTGTATGCCATACGGATTTGTCTTTATCAGATCCACTTCGGTACGCTCCTTTCTTTGAATATCGTAATATCAAACCCAAATGCTCCGCTCCAGCTCACCAAAAGATCGCCCGAAGGGATTTCCGCAAACACTGAATTTCCTGCTGATTTCTTGTAAAAGATATTTTGCTCCGTTCCATTCGCAAGCCTCTTAATAATCGTCTTTTTTCTCGAATCAATTACAATATACTCATTCACTTCCAGTGTGTCGTAAATCTGATAGACTTGTCCATTAATTATTATTCGTGGATTCGCACACGGTCCGTAAATCGTCATGCGGAAATTATTGCTTCTGTAGTGATCTACATACCAATGCTCAGTTCCGGACGACGGTTTCGAATAGTCGTAAGCATAATCATGCGGATAATCCAGATATTCGTAAGGTTCTCCTTTATCCGCCGAATCCGGATAAAAACTTTTCGTTTGCTCCATTGTCCACATTGGATATGGGCAATAAATGCTAACTTTCATGTCTGTCCAACAATTTCTTACAGACGATACTTCTGTAGTTATTTCATCAATATAGCAGTCAATATAATAGCTTCCAAACCATACTCGTCCTGGAGTGAGATTTACAACATCGTACTCAAAACAATTGGTCAGCTCGTCCATCTTTGCTTTTCGCTCTTCCAGCGGTCCACGAAATGTTAGCGTGGTCTTATATGTTTTTGGTTCTTTTTCAAATCCATAAACATCCACACCCATCTGCTGATCTGTTGTCATCGACTTCCATTGATACTCATGAAAAGAACCGGATGTCGCTCGCATCCGGTCCCCGATCAGGTTGTACTCTTTTCCATTTGAGCATACATACTTGATTTCTATCATGCAAATACAACCCCCATATCTCTCAGTGCGCGGACTAGCTCGCGCTCACTAAATGTTCCATCGTTTCTTCCATTTAGGATTGCTCGTAACAACGCGATCAGAATATCCAGACGATTAACCGTTTCCTGGTCGGCATCTCTGGATACGTTTGTTGTCCCCTGCATGTCATAGCTGAGGCTTGCGTTCGCAAATGGGCTCATTGCTACTGCACGTATCTGGTCAACTGCCGAATTCACTGCCGGAAGATCACCGATAATACCTTTTGCGAAACCTGCATCAATCATCTGTCCGACATAGATGCCCCAGCGTGATGGAGAATGAATTCCAAAGAATGACAGCACATTATCTTTGAAACTTCCAAGAACGCCTTTTACCGCATCCCACAGCATACTTCCTGCGTTCTTAAGTCCATTCGCGATTCCCCGGATAATATTATGACCAACCGATCCCCAATCGACATTCGAGAAAGCCGACTTTATTCCCGTAATAATCTGTGGTATCTTTCCGACCAGTGTCGGTATTGCTCGGATGAGTCCTGCTGCCAATTTTCCGATGATCTCAATTCCGGTCTGTAAAATCTGTGGTAGATGCTGACCTACTGTTGCCCGAAATTTTATCATAAGTTGCGCCACTGCAACGACAATCTGTGGTAGATTATTGATAATTCCATTTACGATATTTAGCAACAGTTGTGCGCCAGCTTCTAATGCCATCGGTAATGCCGGTAATATGGCATTCAAAAACTGAATAATAAGTTCTCCACCCATCGTTATAAGCTGCGGCAAATTCTGTAGTATCCCATTTATGATATTTGTAAGCATCTCGACGCCATCCTGCAACAAATTTGGGAGCTGTGTGTGAATTCCGATGCTTAATCCACTAATCATATTGCTTGCCATTTCATAGAATTGTGGTCCTGCTGCCACAATCTGTTCCTGCACCTGCGGTACGAATTCCATCAATGCCGTTACAATCTGCGGTATAAGAGTTCCTATAAAGCTCACAAGTGCTCCCGGAAGTGCTGATAGCACATTCCATACTTCCGGAAGAAGATTCCCCACTACAAATGTAGTAATCGTCTCTGATAATGCATTCAAAGCCGGTTTTACATCCATTCCCAGCGCAATCTCTCCCATGACATTCTTGGCTGCTGCCTTCATGGAATCGAACGATCCCGATAAGGTTGTTGCCGCTTCTTTCGCAGTTGTTCCGGTAATATCAAGCTGCCCCTGAATAACATGGATTGCTGAATACACATCTGACAAATTATTGATGTCGTACTTCACGCCGGTGATTTTCTGAGCGTCAGCAAGGAGTCGTTCCATCTCTGTCTTTGTGCCGCCGTATCCTAACTTCAGGTTATCCAACATCGTGTAATTCTGCTTTGCGAATCCCTGGTAGGCGTTCTTGATGTCCTCCATGTTGGTGCCCATCTTATTAGCATTATCGGACATATCTGTCATAGCCATATCTGCAATATCCGCCGCTTTCGAAGTGTCATTACTAAGACTCGACAATAGACTCGCTGAGAAGCTGGTGGTCAGTTCCATGTACTCATTAGCGCTCATGCCCGCTGTCTGGTAAGCCCTTGCGGCATTCGCCTTGACCTTATCTGCAGAATCTTTAAACAGTGTCTCTATACCGCCAAGACTCTGCTCCAAATCCGCACCTTCCAGGATCGTTGCTTTCAGGACTTTTCCAATCGCTGCTGCCGCAAGTACTTTTTTAATCGTACCGACCAATTTTGAGCCAAACGATTCTCCTGCCGGCGTCGCTCCCGGATCTATCTCTTCTTTGATTTTTTCACTGATGCCCTCTGCAGACGGTATGATCTGCACGTAAGCCTTCGCAAGTTCTGTGGCCACTACTTCTCACCTCCTGTTCGACGTCTCCACTCATCGTCAAAGTCCTGGCCGGACTCAAATGTTTCAATGTCTCGTTCTTCCGTCTGTTCATCAAGCAGTGCCGCAATCAGAGACTTTGGTCTATTTACCCCTTTTGCTCCATCCGCACTGTTCAACCAGGCAAGCGCTCTGGTGTTGTCTGCGATTAGAGCGAGGATTGTCTGATCTGTTGTGAGCTTTGAGTTAGATATCCTCATTCCGATTCTCGAATCAGGCCTCAACCCACATGCATAAATCCCCACCATGTGCAATGGTAGGGATCTATAATCATAGATGTGATACGTCTCTGCCAGATCGCAGATCAACGCATTTTCATCCGTATTTATCATGTGGGCGAGGATCATGAGTTTTTTGGTCCTGACTGATTCTTGAATATCTGTGTGATCTCTTCGATCATCTTCGCCGCAGATACTCTTCCTTTCTCATTTCTGACATGTTCTTTCAATGCTTTCATCTGTTCCTTGCCAAGCAGCTGATTCGCCGCAATTGTAATTTTCGATGCATCTCCATTGTCAATATCACAGAGATTCTCTAACAGCTCATAATCATCCAGATTCTCTTCATCGAGCTGAAATTCAAATCCACTTTCTGTTTTTCCGGTAATCATTATTCTTTGCCCCCTTCGCTCTCGATGATATATGTGTAATGCGTCTGTCCTGTTGCGTCTGGTGTGGCTTTGATTGTCGTTTCATATCCAATCGCTTCTGCTGCATACTTGATTTCGGCAACCTCCGTCACCGAAGCTGATGGGATTACAATTCGCATCAAAGCTCCTTTCAGAATCATGTCAATTACCCATGCGCAAGCTTCCATTTCTTTATTGTTCGCTTTAATAGTAATTCCAGCTTTCAGATCACCAGTTACGTTTTCATCTCCATATACCGCTTTCAGAACGTTCACGTTCAATACTTCGAGCAGCTTAAATTTATAGCTGTCTTCTTTGCTCGTCTGCTGATTTAGCACCGTATCACCGCCCCATGCTTTTGTGTTATCTGATTCTGGACTATTATTATTCGAAACTCCGTCTTCGGAGCAATAACCAAGCGACTGGAACGCTGTATCTAGTTGCATTTTCGCGTCGGTCGGAAGCTTCGTTCCAAGTGGTGCCCGATGAATAGCGCCACCAACTTTCGGCTTGGCAGCACTTACATTTTTCGCATCTGACATTCTATTCCCTCCTTAATAATGGACAATATCAAATACCGCCTGATAACGGTATTTCTTACGACTTGTATCTGTATAGTTGTAATCGCTGTTCAGATCGCACCGGCAGATATCATCCAGTTCTATACATTTTTCCATTGCTTCTTTTACTCGCTCATTGAGCTCTGCTGCCCCATAAAGGGACATAGAATAAGACTGGATAGCTAGCGTCGCCCGTTTGATATGGTCTTCTGCGCCAGATCCAGTCTTTTCAATCAATACATATTCATTTCCGAGATTGTCTTCCTCTTCTAGCCTAACCGGTATTCCCAGGCTAGTTTGCAGATAATCCTTAATGGTTTTTTCCACCATGTTTTCCAACCGCCTTCAACAATCCATTATTTCCATCATCCCCATACACAGCTGTAACAGCTCTGGTCTGAGCCACATAAGTCTCTGTTTCGGATGCTGATGCTATTTTATTTGCCTGTTCCAGTAATACCGCCTGCATTTCTGGCGATTGCATCAACTCTCTGACGCCTGCGCGATTCAGTTCGATTCTTACCTTGTTCTTACTCATACCGCTCCACCATCCACTTCTGATTCCAGGCACCTGGTATATTCTCATCAATTCCCTGCTGCGGGAGTCCGATCACCCTCCAGGACTGACCAAAAAAATCTACCCGGCAATCCTGCCAGGTGTGACTATCTCCTTTCGGGATTGCAATGTTGTATACTGCTTTCTTTCCAGTCAGGTTCAATGTGTCAAGAATCTCCGTGGTCGATGCCGGAGCCACTAGCACATTTTCAACTATCACCGGGGTTTCAGTGTACACTGGATGGTCAAATTCATCTGTACCAGACAGTACCCGTTCATACAGTTTAACCGGCATTCCTTTAATCATCCGAGACCTCCTTATCCGGAATATTCGAATATGGATTCGAGAATCCGATGTGGTTTCCTGCTCCCAGAATCTTCTTTTCCAGTTTTGTTAGGTATAATTCCCCACTTCCACCGGCACTGGTCCAGCTTTGCGAATATCCCAATGCCGACATTGTTCCTTGTGTCGCTCCAATCGGTATGCTCTCATCGCGATTTCCAATCGCCCGAATTACCATATTACAAGATACGAGCCTCTTTGCATCTGATGATGCTTTGGCATTGTACGCATCGATAATAATTGCTGCATCTTCGAGTAATGCATCACAACGCTCCATTTCTGATGTCTCCAAATGCTTGCGTTTTATAATATCTTCAAATGTTGCATAAGCCATATTTACACCTACTTCTTTTTCGCTCTTGTTGCTGTTTTTCTCGCAGGAGTCTTTGCTTGTGACTTTTCTTCTTTCGCCGGTTCGGGCTCTTTATAAGGCATAAAAATAGCGGGGTCCAGCTCTACGCTAGACTCCACTACCACGCCCGTATTTTTATACAAATACTTCATCCTATTCACCACTCACAATTTTCGCAAATGCGTTGCTGTCCATGATTCCAATTCCGTATACAATCTCTGCACGGATTGCAACCTGGTTGCTCCTCTGGAGGTCTCCAAGTCCGTCCGGATCACCATATTCAATCAGGTGTGCTCCGATGGATCTCTGCACACCCCAACGGAACGCATCAAACTGTCCTGTGATCCCAAGTAGTTTAGATGCAACGCTAATCTCATTCTTTGCTGATACTGTATCAGAAACAGCTGCATTCATTCCTGCAAAGTTGGTAATGTTCTGTCCGAATCCAAGCTCTGGATAGATTTTTCTTCCAGTTGTGTCTCTCATGGTAGACAGTCCAAACGAAAGCGCCGGATCCATTGCAATTCCTGTCGGTGTATAACCGGCTGAGATTACAGTTCCCGCTGCTGCTTCTACCGCTTCGTCGTACTTTGTACCCACAAGTGTAATTAACTGTTTTGTGTCAATCAGACCTTCTTTAACAAGTTCTGATACCGTGCCAGTCAACGGATTGATCTTATGAATACCTACGAGATCCAATGCTCTTCCAAGCGCAATACCTGCATTGGATGCCAGATCCTGTAATACTCCAATCTGTGTATCCTCATCTGCCCACTGCACTTCCTGTGAAAATCTCATTGTCACCTGCAATTTGAACGGATTAACCGTTTTTGATGAGTAAGACGCCGGCGTTGGTGACTTCTGTGCCGCTTCTCCTACCAATTCCGCTTTTGGCGGTGCAGTCAGTACAAATACCTGCTGTTTGCCAAACTTCTGAGGTCTTGCCCCAGACAGCTGCGCCAGGGTCGAACCCTTCTGCGCTTTTTCAAAAATTCCTGCTGAAATCTCTGCCGGGATTTCAAAATCTGATGTAATTAATGCTGCCATACTCTTTATTCTCCTTTACCAAAAATCTGACGCGCAAATTCTCTCATTGCATCATCCTTTTCATGATGTTCTGTCGCGCGTCCTCTGTTTCCCCTAGTTCCCGGATAGCTCTTCGGCTTCGCAAATTTCATAATTGCTTCCGCCTGTTTCTTGCAGGTTTCTTCATCCTCACCTGTCAGTAATTCCACCGGTACGCTAGTGTCTTTTGCTACTTTTTCTCTTGCCTGTCTCACAGTGTCAGCTTTTTTAAGCTTGTTGAGTTCGGCCTCCAAAGAGCTGGACTTCTCTTTTTCTTTCTCAAGATCTGTCTTTCCCTTTGCCTGCATCTCATCATACTTACCAGCCTTGTCCTTCAAGCTGTCGTAGTCTGCGTATTTTTCACGTTCTCTCGCGAGGCGTCCCTCGATGATTGAATCCATTTCAGCCTGAGTAAATGTTTTATCGTCTGCCATTTTGTTTCCCTCCTGATTGAGTGCTTATAGTTACCGCATTTAAGGCATGCGTTGCCATAAAAATACCACGCATCTCTGCGTGGCAAAATTATCTGTATTTAATTGCTATGTAAATTTGCATATAGCAAATACCGCAATGCAAATGATCAAGATATTTATTGTTGATGTAGCCATGTTCTATCACCTCCCGGAAAATAGGTATAAAAATACCACCAACCATTTCTGATCGGTGGTATCTACTGCTCTTGTTATTTTATAGTCCGCACTCATATGATGCTAATCAATTATTATTTTCGGTTTAGGATACTTTTTAGGCACTTGCGTACCATATTTTTCAGTCGTGTAATCATAATTATCGGCTACACTTTTTAAGAGATCGTCCGCATATTTAGACTGATCAAAATCGATTTCATTCGGAATCTGAGGACAATATCCGAAATGAAGTACAAAATCCTTATGCGCTTTTTCAAACTTTGGGTTCAGAACATTCATTTATAACGCCTCCTTCATCCTTTTTTCAAAATATTCCAATGCATTTGGAAAATATTTTTTCATTTGTTCATATCTTTCTTTATCAAACTGTGCTTCAAACATATGTGCAAAAGCCTCGGATGTAACATTGTCCCGGTTTTTCCAATATTCCTTCGGATGTGATGCACACCCAATTATATTGCCTTGTGTTACACCATCAAAAATATCTGATATTGCCGAATCTTTTCGCATATCTCCAAGTTCTTCGCTAATGGCTTTATCAACTTTATCAAAAGTGCCCAAATGATGTGCTTTACCATATGCTATACGATATGACAACGAATCACTTTCCAGTAACTGAATAAAATTCTTATCATCTGATAGATTTCCAGCTAAATCATCAACTAAATGACCGTGTTCATGGAACCATGTAGCTCCAGCTCCACGTGGATTCTTTAAATCCGCACCATAATTCATGGATATCTTTTTCGTTTTAGTATTATAGCGAGCCGTATTTTCATACACAGCATTTTCAATGCTATCACCCGAAGCATATTTTGTGAATAGTCGTTTGGCATCGTCTGTACCATGTGAAAATTTATCCTTTAGACAGTCGTAATATTCTTTGTCCATATTACCGTCACTGCGAAGTTTTTGTTTAAACATTCCTAAATCTGATTCCATTATAGCAGAACGGGGAGTCTTTACAATAGTTTTTGCCTTCCTTTCCGCATACAGTTCTCGTTTCCTTGCATTAATAGCATCCTTATTTTCCTTGTACCGAATCCTCCGCATGGCATTAATATCTCCACCGGCATTGTTATATTCTTCCAGATACTTGTCCGGATCATATCCAGCGACTGTACTCTTTCCGTCAAATCTGACCGCATACTCACAATCGCAATGCGCATGGATGTGTTCGGCATGTCCATTCCTGAGTGCTTTTTTTGACATATATTGCCATCCTCTGGATGCCAAGGTAATGCAAAATGAACACGTGTCCCCGTGCGGTACCCACGCAAACTGCGCACCATCTCGCATAGCATTTTTCAAAGTGGTGTCAGCTCCGACCTGCTTTACCAATCTTGCTATCGCTGCCGGTACGTTCAACTGAGACTGTTTCATTGTTCCGCGAACTGCTTTTGCCACTTCTCCGTATTCCGGGAGATCTGCAATTTCTGCTGTCGGAACAACTACTCCCTGCGCCGCCGCTGTAGCCTCATACATCTGACAAGACAACGCTCCGATTGCCTGTCCGTAATGCTGCGAAAGTGCAAATGCGTAATCCAATAAGGCTTTATCATTGCCGAATCCGTTTTTCCGCACCCACTTCTGCATCAGATCAGCTGCCGTCTCGCTAATCTGTGACATCTTCTTTATGTACGCCACCCAAGCCTTCGTCGATATCTTCATCTTTAAATTCCTCCGTCAAAATGGATGCTCCTTTCGTCCTCTGCTCCTGTGCACGTATTCTTCGGATGTCAGCCTGATCAAATCCGATCATTTCCAGGAATATATCCGTCTGTGCGAATCCCTCTCGCGCTGTCGCAATCTTAATCGCCGCATCCGCAGTAGATGCCACACTTGGCATGGCCGGATTCTTAAAATGTGCAATAATGTCTTGTGCTCCATCTTCCAATTCATCTGGAGTTGTTCCAAGCTCCACCGCAAGTGACATTCTTGCAATTCTGCAAAGCCCATCACCATTCGCCTTATTGAGCTGTTCAGCCATGAGTATCAAGGTCTGTGACTGTGCTATGATTGCTTCACTGGAGGTTGGATTGGCATCATTCACTACGCCAACGTCCGTCACAGTCAGTCCCGTTGCGGCTGAATATTGTGTAGCCAGCATACGGAGCATCTGTACATGAGGTTCTATGTTTCCTTGCGACAATTGTCCGAAATTCGGCTTTTCACCAGTCTCCGGATTATTTGTCCCCAGCAGAATACTGCCAACATAACTCTTAAACTTATCTGCAATCAGAGTATCATACTGCTCATCCGATACACCCAACAAATATTTCTGCGGTGAAGTTGCAAATTCCAGTCCAATCGTCGCATTCGCTACTGTCCGCACATATCCTTGGATCAATCTTCGAATAGGTTCTTTCAGTCTGGATTGTCCAAATGGTTTATCATGCGTGGCGTCCCAGATCAGAGCAACCATCATCGGCTCTCCAAATTCATGTGGATGCTGTGTCGCATACCACGTCCCACCTTCTCGATCCAGTTCCCATATATCTGTTTCTGTGTAGAAATTCACGTGTTCAGGAGACCAATTTAAATCTGATTCATCTCTTCTCCCATCTTCGAAAGCGAATCCGCATTTGATTCTGCCATTATACGCATCCCAGGATGCCGCTGCGCAGTGTGGTGAATAAAATCGTACTTTCGCATCTCTTTCCTCTCCCGAAATAGCTGCGAATGAGCATCCGTATTTCAGCTCTTCTTTCACCGCTTTGTTATATTCCGTGATCAGGTGATTCCTCTTTATAATCTCATCCATATCTTCAGACTTTGTTCCATTCTCCGCCACGAAACCATCGAACATAGACCGTGAAGCTAATACATCTACCGCCTTTGCTCCCCAGGCGCATCCAATTTCCAATCGTCCAAGTCCTGACGGCAATGCAATGCCAAGGTTCACTTCATTCAATGTGATTTTTCCATTATAGTACCGGCGTTTCTTTCTGTTAGCCGATCTGTGGTAATCGTATATGTATTTCACTTCGTTCAGTTGGCTCTGTTCTTCCTCCGGAAGTCCGACTACCATTCCAAAATTCAGTTCCATTATCCTATCCTCATCTTTCTATTCGGATTTCGCTTTGATGTCCGACAACCCCACAGTGCCAACGCCGCCGCTTCGATCGGTATTGAATTATCACCGCCAAATCCCCATCCGCCCGATATCGGTCTTTTTACTGACGTAACAGCGGATTCTTTTAATATCTCCTGGTATTTATACCACGTCACCGTCTGTTCATTAACTTCCTGCACCAGTTGGCTCGCCGCTGCTATCACATCTTTTGCTGATGGCTTTATGATTGATTTCTTATATTTCCAGACCGATGTTATCTTGTCGATCAGAAAATCAACGCCATTTCGACCATCAATCACCACGCAGGACGCTTTCGTGTATCTCTGATTCAGCCAGTCCGCAAGCCACTGGACCCCTCTGTCGGTTGCCTTGGTCTCAATCAGTGAAATACGTGCCGGTCCATCATCCGGACAAACCGCTCCACATAATGCCACCATCGAACCATCGGCGGCAAATTTAATTCCATAAGCCGTTTTCCCCTCCGGTTTTTTCATCTCTGATGCACATTGCTCCCATTTGGCTTTATTAATGGCATAGTCCTGATCATTATTGATTGGAGACCACCACCCAAGTCGCTCTCTCGCAAATGTATCTTCATCCATCTGCTCGCACTCTGCAGCTATGGTCGTTTCTGTCATTCGTCTTCCAAGAGCCGGATTACAATCTGCCCATCGGTTTCTGTCAGTCACGTCTCCGATCTCTTCCACGGAATACTCCGTCCAGGCTGTCGAACTACTCTCTCCATTCTTTGCTCGCTCCCTTATCTTCCTAAACACCGTACCTGTGCAGTTTTCATCTGGTGGCGTTCCGAGGTATATTGTCTGCGGATTCCTGGATGCTGATATTGCTGGCAAAAAAGATGCCTGCTGTTCTGATGTCAGCTCCTGTGCTTCATCGAATACCAGACAATCGCCATGTAAACCTCGACCGCCATTCCTGGTACGTGCTACAAATACCACCCTTCCGCCATTTTTTAATATGATCTGTTCTCTTCCGAGTGCTGCCTTGATTTCTTTTACATACTTTCTTAGCCCCCTGCTTTCAAACAATCCTTTCAATTCCATAAAAGTCTCTGTTGCCGTCTTCTGAAGATGTGCTGTATAGATCACCCATTCCGAATACATGACCATTCCAGATGCTATTCGTCCGGAAGTGTCCAGTGTCTTTCCATTTTGCCTCGGCACAGATAATCCGCATGTCGGTGCTGACCAGATATCTTCATTAGTGCGGCCCATCCAATCATTCAGCACTTCGCTCTGCCACGGATCTACAACCAGTTTTCCAACCGCAAGTATTCTCACTGCATCAGCTCCGTCTGTGTAATCATACTCCGGAACTATTCTAACGGACGGCGTCTGGCTTCCCATCAGCTTTCCTTGCTGAGAGGATTTCACCGATTTCGTCATCTTCTCTGTCAACTCCCTCAATCTCTTCAATCTCTTTGATCGTCTCTCTGTATTGTTTCGAAAGCTGTGGGAGGTACTTCGGACCAATAATCATGTCATTATTGCAATCATCTATTTGTTTCGCCAGGACTTTCGACAGATTCTTCAACTGTTCCAGTCGTGATCCTGACGTTGTCACCGTAGACATTTTCTTAATTCTGCCCACCTTAATCCACCTTTCAAAAATTCCCTGTGTGTAAATCGGCGCTGGACGGTTTGGGGTCGCCCGCGGCTATGGGAGGGTGACATAGCCACCCTATTGTCACCATAAACCATCAACAATATTTATGTCGTTCTTTTTTCGCTCTCCAGCCACTTCTTTCATCGTTTTATTGCCTTTCATTGCATTGCAACAGTAGTGAGCCGGTTGCAGATTGTTCCAGTCCTGCGCTGCCGCTTCTCTAGATGTATAACCAAACTCTCTCCATCTCGACACTGGCTTGATCTCATCAATCACAAACGACAATGGATGATCACTGTCACTTGGTTCATCGTAATGTATTGGTCCTAGTCTTCCTTTACATATTCCACACTCTCCACCTATCGCCTTCAACCTTGCCCGATGCTTGCGTCTGAGGTTTCCATTCGCACTCCTGGGGTTTCCCATATTATCCACTCTTTTCTGTATAATAAAAGGCAGCCAAGCTACTGCCTGCTGCCATCTTCGTATCACCATACACTTTTTTGTTTTTTACACTATATCATCTTTCTTCGGGACATTGGGGGACATTTTCAAAAAATCTTTGAATTTTTTTCTTTACATTCTCATCCGTGTACTTCACACGTCTTGTCGGTCTTAAATAATTCATGTGCGCCGCTGTCCTTGTATAAGTCATATCATCAACAAAATACAGTCTTAACATAGTTCGCATCTCACTCTTCGGTATGGTCTCTATGTATTCCTCTACATCATTCTGAAGTTCCAACAGTTCTACCTCTCTCAGTTCGAGAAGCTTTTGGTTCTTCTCTAGAGCTGTCTCCATTCTGGTTATGATGCCATCTGGTATTCCAGTCACCTTTACGGTTCCAAGTGACTTCCGCCCCTTCTTTCCCATGGTCACCGTATCAGACATTACTGTGGTATGCAGCTTATCAATTCTATTCTGTTTGTCTTCAATCCGTCTCCTGAGATCCTTGATCTCCATCTTCATATCTGCGTATTCTATTAACACATTCTTGTCCATCGGTGACCACTCCCCTTATATTAATTCCTATCTGTTCCAAGTATTCCAGTACCGTCAATACCATTCGCTCTCCGATTCTTTCCGGTCGGCGTAGATAAATATAATCGGATCCGTTCCATCTGATCCATTATTCACTACCTTAATCTGTCCACGGTAGCAGAAGTCCTCTGCATCATCCAGATATACCGTGACAGTAATATCTCCGGACAGGATCTCTTCAATCCTTGCCGATACCTCACGCTTGAAAGCTACGGTATCTCTGACATTTGGCTTTTCCACCGTGATCGGTGTCGGCTCTGGTTGTTCCTGCTTCTCAGCACATCCGCATAATGCTATAGCACACAGGACGATAAGCAATGCTCTTTTTATTCTATTCATCGTCTCTGCCCTCCATATATGTCTCAGGAAGTGGCATCCAGGCTATAACATCGTCCACTGCATCGTCATCATCGTCTGTCCACTCTATACCATCCCAATAAGCACTAAACGGCTGCATAACGTGTCTAGTCTGCACAATGTAGCCATCGTAATAATCGGCTCTTGGTTTCTCCGGCAATCTCTCACTACATGGAATCCATACTCTTCCATACATTTGCCACTGTTTCAATAGTTCTCTCTCACCGATTAAGTCTTGATGCATTGTACATATTTCTCTCATGTCACTTATTGTGATATCCAGCGTAGGTGCATTGTCATCATCACCTTCATATTCCTTTATCAGATAGTTGGCTATTTTGCGGAGGACTCCATGACTTTCTTTGCCAAGTACTGTCGGCGCATGATTCAGCATGTTTATCACATCAACCTCTGAAAAGGTTAGTTCGCCCGAATGCCTTAAATGTTCCGGATCTATAAAGCTAATTAATGCATCAGCGTCAATCAATCTCATCAATCTCACTCCAATCAAATTTACAACCGCATTCGTTACAATAGTTACTTTTGGTTTCTGCATCTGACATCACCCGCTTGCCACACAAGGGACATGCATAGTCGATATCTCCGATCAGTATATCTAAGATAATCGGCTTTACTGTAATCTGTTTCTCCAATGCAACAAGAGCCATCCGCACAGCTGTATCATCATACTTTCTTACACTGATAGCTACTTTTTGCACGCATTTGTGAATATCTCGTTTCAAGATTTTAATAGATTCGTCAATATTCATCTATTTCCATCTCCTTCCATTTTTCAATCATCTGGCGGTGACCTTCCTCTGCTTCCTCCGGGGTGCTGTAAGTCTCTGCATCCAGATCCGTCCAACTTGTTACGTTTCCTTGCTCGTCAGATGTAAATACCATTGTTTCTAATCCATGGTCTAATGTATAGCATGTATCAACTACTACGAATCTTCCTTTTTTTGTCTTAATTGTGTCTGTTAATTTCATTCCTCGTCCTCCTCACATTCAACTACTCCGAACCAGAGACCGCAACTATCACATTTTCCTGTGCCATCTCCGTAATATGTATTTATCTCTCCTCCGCATTTCGGGCAGTAATTAATGATATCTGTGTCGGTACAACCGCTTATATATCCATGCATCGTTTTCTACCTCCTTAAAATCCGTCAAATTCGTAATTCACTTCATATCCTGGCATAAATCCTACATTGTCATAAAAAGTGAATGTATGCGTAAGTTTTCTTCCTGTTTCTGTATTCTTAAATATCCAAATACGGTCTTTCTTTTCCTCAATACCTTTCATAATCTGTTGTATTTCGTTTTCTGAAAGCTCCTCGCGATATGCCGGGATGAATTCATTTTTCAGAAACTCATGAAAATACTCCAGACTCATCCCTTTGAAATTGAATCCTGCCAGCACTATTCTCCTATCCACCTTTATTCCCATCAATATTTTTTCTCACCTCACATCATCAGTGCCGCTGTCACCAGCAATACCGCTGTGACTATCTCAAATACAGTGTATATGATCCATCCTGCTATCTTTTCTCCTTTAGCTGCTGCCTTTGCCATATCTGTCGATAATATAAATGCCGTAACCGCATGCAGGACTGCTGCCACCATCATAATTGTATTGATCATCATTGCCTCTCCTCCCATTTATTACAATATTCCGGATCGCATCCTCTGACCTCATCTGTCTTGCAGAAATAATCACAGCCAGAGCCTTTTGCCTTATATTTACAAGTCTTACATAGATGTCTGTCTGCATTCGGTGCAGATTCTACTGCCTTATCAGCTCTGTACGTGCGTCTATGCCAGCTTACTGTTGATTCTGGGATATTTAATTTTTCCGCAATCTCAATATTCGTCATTCCCTGGTCCATAAGATTTCGGATTGCGTTCTTCCTTGCTATCCTTTGTCTTTTTTTATAATGTTGCGCCATATCGTCGGTCGTTCCTCCTGATTCTAAGTTTCCCTTTCTTCCCTCCGGTCTCCCGGAGGGTCGTGATATATTGTTATAAATAATTTTTGTGCACCAGCTCCATGAATTCTTCATGCGTGTGAGTACGTTCATATTGCTGTTGGAATATCCTGCATAGATATTCTCTGGTTTCCTGGTTGTTATGTACTGCTTCTGGTCCTGTTCGGTGATGTGGAATACACAGATCACACTTGAATCCGTTCTCTTCGCTGACATCTCTTAAGCCAGATCCGAAAAATACATGATGTTCTTCCGTGATTTTAGGTCTGCAATCACCGTTCCTGGCACACAAGAAGCAGATATGCTTATCTGACGGTAATATAGACGGTGGATGTCTTTTTTTCTTCTTTTTCCATTTCGGTTTCGGAAACATTAAATCACTCATCAGCTTCACCCTCATACAGTTCAGATGTTCCGTCCAGAATCTCTTTTTCACCAGGTTCGAAATACCATCCATACAATTCAAGAATCCGATAGGCTTCCAGACGAATCTGTCCATTACCTTTCTTGTATCTGCACATATAATCGCATACTTCATTACAGTCTGCTTTTATGGCATAATGCATAGTAGTCAGCATCTGGTGGATGATACTGAGCTCGTCCACTTTTTTCAATGCCTCACCACGTTCTTCTGCCGAACATTCATACCAATCTTTTTCCAGGAGTACCTCAGACATTCTATATCTATAAACACTGCATCCTACCGCCACCAAGATCATCCAGATAGAATCCTTTAATCTTCGTTCGTTCTTTACCGGATCAATCTTTCCAGAAATGATGTCTCGTATAAACTCTTTTCGGCGGGCATCCATCTTTTTCATGACCTCTTTAATCTGCTTTTGCTTGGCTTTCCGCTCTTTCTCCAGTCTTTCAGCTTTGGTCTCTTTCTTCTTCACCGGCTTTTTCTTTTTGTAGACCTCAATACCGCTCCAAATAGATCGCCAATATAACTGTTCATCACTTTCCGGCACATCGATCTCTCCTGGATCATTATCTGTTTTGTATTCCTGGATCTTTTTCCATTTACCGCTATCCCAGACACTCATTTCATCCTTATCGGACATCTTTTTAGCGCCAGACACTTCCAAAGCAGATATGATCTTCTGCTTAACCTTTTCTCTTCTCTCAGATACAACTGCCGATCTGGCTCTTGCCACCAGATCTACAGAACTACCAGACTGTCTTAATATTTCATTTCGCTTATCGATATCCGTAATCTTTTCCAGTTCATACAGACCTTTTAACGTCAGCTGATAGCCGTCATTCTGCTCTTTTTCTTTCAGTACGTCCTGATCAAGCTTCGCAATGTTTAAACGGTGTTTGATCGTGGATTTACTGAATCCGGTCTTTTCTGCTATCTGTTCCTCCGTATCACCCAGATCTAGCATCATCTGGAATCCGTTCGCTTCTTCCCAGATAGTAAGGTCGTTGCGCTGCATGTTTTCTTCCATCATGATTCCGATCTGGTCTTTGTAATCAATCTTTTCAATTACTCTGCAAGGGAATTCACTGACTGCTGCCATCTTGCCTGCCGCAAAGCGTCTGTGCCCGATCAGCAATGTGTATCCGTCCTGCTGCCATTTCCCTTTTTCATCCCAGTGTCCGATCATAACAGTCAGGTTCTGCATGATGCCTTTCTTTTTGATCGATTCCGATAACTCTTCAAGATCTCCAAGGTTTTTCCGCGGATTATCCGGATGCTCATGTATCTGCTCAGCCGGTATGTATATTAATTTTTCCATCTCTTCTCCTTTCAGGTCGGATATCTCTATCTGACCATCGCATTCATAATTATCAAAAACTTCTAAACTCATTTCATATAATCCTTTAGCGTCATCTGTCTCGGTGGCACATCTTCCCACTCTACTCCGATGTAATCCAGCACTCTTCCCCAGCCGAATTTTTCTTCAGTTTCAGGATCCGTACAACACCGGTACATCCAGAATTCCCATTCTTTCTCATTGCGCTCCCGGAGTTTGTCAAACCGATGCGGACGTTCTTCTAGGTGGATGCCGAAGCCACACATGCTGCAACCAGTCCTCTGTGCTCCGGTCGTATATAATTCACCGTTGTCAGTCTTTTCGATCTTTCCGTATATCTCCGGGATAATGCTGTCCAATCCTCCTACGCTGACATGTGCGCTTCTATCCCGGCTTAGCATTTCTTCGTAGAACTCCCATGCTCTGTTTCTCTGACGTCTAAGCTTAACTGGATAATCTAACCTCTGGAGAACAGTAAAGCGTCCTCTCTGTCGGATCTTCTTTTGTCTCCATTCTTCTGTGCTCATGCTCGATCACCTATCTTTTCCCACTCTGCCCATACTTCCGCTCTCTTTTTACTCGCTCGCGCGCTTTTTGGGTCTATGCGTCTTCCTCTTTCGTAAAAGGTGCATTCTTCCGGCTTCTGCAATCGGCATCTTTCGATGATTGATGAATAATTGCAGCCATTTACTGCATTTCTTGCGGCTCGGAATACACAGGATCCGCATCTCTTTTTTTGTTTGCCTGGTTTAATCACCGGTTCTTCTTCCATGGGCTCTTCTTCGGTTTTCCGTTTCTTCCTGGCATCCCGGTTGATCTTGATGCCGTATTCTTTCATTCTGACGGACATTGTACTGGTTGATATGTTTAATTTTTCGCATATCTCTACCTGCGACATTCCCTCATCTGCCATTCTTTGAAGCAATTCTCTATCGATTTCTATCTTTCTGCTGCCGCTGATACGCATTTTCACGCCAGAAGCCTTTAGCCATCCGCTTATCGTCTTCGGAGCAAGCTTATATTCATGTCCCAGCTCCAACAATGTTTTACCGGATTCGTATTTCTTGATCAGATCCGGTAATATTTCCTCTTTATTTTCAATCACGCTCATCATCTCTCCCATTCAGTATTTTTAAGGATTATCGGCATTTCCATGCCGTTTTGCTATTTACTATTAGAATCTTCTTTGAACATTTTCATGAGCAAGCGTACATATTCGTTATTTTTACTGCGTGTGGCGTGGATTTTGTGACGCTCTGCCAAGTCGGCATATTCTTGCCATAATTCTTTGTTTTTGACCTCTTTGCCTGAGGACTTACGCCACTCTGCACGTTTCCACTTCTCTACATTTCCCGAATTTAGCGTGTTCATCACGAAATTGGATGTCGTGTAGACCTCAACCGAACAGGGAACCGTTAAAATGTTCAATGCTTTTACCGTGGCAAGGATGACACTTCGATGCCAAGTCGTATTCTGTTCGAATCCTATCACGGTGCGGATCTCTTTACGCCCCTTTGGGGTGATGTATTCCACGACAGCTCCGTAGTTTCCGTCTTTTACGGCGGGACCTGCCAGAGTGGTGGTGACGTAGATCTGAACCTTCATCATCGTGTCTCCTTTCTATTCGGATCATGGTGTACCTGCGGTACTTAAATCCGGTGTATGGGTTAATTCCCTCCCAGATCCGTGCGATATAATAACCTTTTTTCGGTTTGACCTCTTTTTTCCAATGCTGCAGCTTGCGCTTTCTCACCGGTGGGAGCTGCATATTCCTGGAATGACCGTAACTTGATTCTTTGAGTCTTGGTTTCTCCCTGGATCCATCGTCTTTTTTATCTCCCATTTTCGCGTCCTTTGTCAGATAAGCGGCTAATCTGGTCATGTCGTCATCTCCGAATTTCTCCGAGTCTCTGATGGTCTCTATGTAGATGCCACCTTTTGTCCAGGCTTTCCGCAGGATCTCTGCTGTTCCCGGTATGGCATTCACTGCCAGATGGATGTGCCAGGCTCCGCGAGTTCCCTTTTCGATATTCCGGATCCAGAACAACTCATATCCTCTTTTCTTGTATTCCTCCCGGACTTTCCGGATTGACTTCTGGAAATCCTTTAGAGCTGACTTCATGTCCGGCGGTCTGGCACTAGGTCTGTAGGTCCATGTGGCGAAGGTGTCTCCTGGACGGAAATACTCCATCAGGTATGCACGGCATCTCCGCTCCTTATTCTGCTTATTAATCTCTGCTATCTGTTCTTTCGTGGGTTTCTTCTTTTTCATCCGGGGTAATCCCCGTGCCCCATATCTTCCATCTGGGATCTCAATATAATCAATCACGTCACCCTTCCGGAAGGTCTGATATTTCTGGATATACATCTTCTTTTCTGTCCTAACTTTAATATTCTTAACGAGTGTTTTACGGGGCATTTCACCCCGCATTTACTTGACATTTAGGACTACAAGATGTAATATATATGTAGGTATTTTATGTATTACATCTTGTAGCCTAGCTACGGACACATCCGCTCTAACGGATGTGTTTTTTTATTTCTGCACTTTCCAATGCCCGAACTCTTCTTCCAGACCTGCTTCTTCGATCACAACCCAGATCGCTATGTACCGGAGTCTTTGGTTCTCCACATCATAATCGGAATATCCTCTTTCCTTTGCATGGGTATATGCTTCCAGTTCCTTCCGACCGCGATCGAATATGATAGTCTTCAGATCTGATAGACTCAGATCATGTTCTTCACTGAACCTTCTCATCTGATTCTTCCTTGACGTCACCTGAAAGCATATCTTTGACGTTATCAAAAAGTTCGCACATCCTTTTATATACCTCTTTTTCAAGCTCCTCTTCGCTCTTAAGTCCTCTTTCCGCCAATTCCATAACTCGTGCTTTGGCTTTTTCTTCTGTCATTCCATACTTATCGCATAAATATTTCTTCATTGCTCCTGCTGTTGCAGAAAATTCAGCTTCTACCCATAACCCTTTTCCCTGTATCTGCGTTGTGCCTCTTTCTGTTTTAATCATCTTTCTTTTCCTCCTTATGAATTCTTTCGTAGCTTTCATATTCCACTTCAAACATTTTCACCAGTCCTCACCTCTCTTTCTTACCTGATCTCCGATCAGTGTCACTCCCATGCAGATCAGAAGTGCAGCGATGTACGGCCAGAGTGATGCATTCGGATTAGATCTCTCATAAACACCGCATACACACCATCCTGCCAGCATTCCGGCTGTGATCATGCTATATCCGATTTTTCGCACTCTTCTTCTCTTCATAATCTGCACGCCTCTCATTTCTCTTGCGATCAACCATGTTGCAGCGCATATAGCGTCGGCAATTGTGACAATCATGTTTAATAGAACCCTCTCTGAATTGATCTGTTTTCAATTCTCTGTTGCTCCTCTCGCCATTTTTCAAATTGCTTTGTAAAAAATATGATCGGACTGTTCCTCTTGGTCGGATTCACCTTTTGGGCAAAGGTCTGCCCTTTTACCCGATAGGCATTCAGGAGCATCTGCTCCGGGAATCCCATCTCTACCAGTTCTGATGTCTTCATTACTTCTTTTGGGTATTCCAGCATTACATCTCACCTCCTACGTTGCATCCTGTGTTTCCAGTTTCTTTCTCCACTTCCGGTTCATGTAAGCCATACCTTCTGCTCTTTCGATAAGACTGTTCTTGTCCTCATCGTCCATATCTTTCAGGTTCTCAGCCAAACGCTCCATGACCTGTTTTTCTTTTTCACTCATCTTCTTCACCTCTTTTTGCATTTGATTTAATTTTCTCGCTATGGTAAAATCTTCCCAACAATTACGAAAGAGAGGATTTTACATGACAACTGATTTTTCTGACATTGCAAATGTCTATGCCGAGCTTTCCGGTATATCCAAAACGTTAGAGAAAATAAACTTTTCTTCCAGTATTCTCAATAACGTTTTTACTCCAAAGATTTCCATCCCATCTCCACTCGAAACTTATCCCGGAATGGAAACATTATTAAACAGCTATCGAGAAGCTCTTAAAGCCTCCATCGATATGTCTCAATATCAATCCTTCATCAACACCTTGAATAGCTTTTTATCTGACTCAGCTATTTCTGTGGATTCTTCCAATTCCATTGATGGTATCTCTTTGTCTGATACTGCTATGAATTCCGATGATAGCTATGTCACATTAGATCAATCGATTGTAAAGACCTACGAATTTCCTGAAACTCTTGCAATCCCTATCGGAAATAATCGGTTTGCGATTAAATTCACTGTTTTTCTCTCTATTCTCGCTATCATTATTTCAATATTTACATATCAGAAGTCTTCGGCTAGCAGTCAGGAGCAAACGGATTTACAAAAATTGGAAATCCATGTGTTATCGGAATTTTTAGATAATACGAAGTCTTCTGACTCTATAACATCTGAGAAACTTGATACATTACAAAAGTCAGTCGATGAATTAAATACTCATCTTGCAAATATCGAAGAATCTCAGAAACAGAATGGCGAATCTGAAAATAGCGAATCCACAAGCAAACAGATACAATAAATATTGTTACACTTAAGATCAGACAAGACCTTATCAAGGCTTTTATCTGGTCTTTCATTTTTTCCACTTCTTTTTTAAGCTCTTCCATCAGGTTCGCTCCTTTCTGGTTTCTCTCTGAAATCATCTACCGTCTTCCCCAGATAATCACATATCGCAACTGCTTCATCTACCGATAATGCTCTGTTTCTGCTCTTGTCAGCTAAACTTGCATATATCATCCTATAGGATATGCCTGTGCTTCTGGACATCTCAGATAGATTGATGTTCTGATCTCTGATGTACTCAGATATCTTTTCTGTGATTTTCATATTCTCACCTCGCTTTGTTGGTATATTTCAAGTATAGGTTGGTTAATTATCTTTGTCAATACATTTTTTGTAATTTACCAACATTTTGTATTGAATTAGAGCTTGTCGTGTGTTATGATGATTTCGAAAAGAGAAGAAAAGGAGGCTCTCGATGAACGAACGAATTAAATTATTAAGAAAACATCTTGGATTAACTCAGCAAGAATTTGCCGATAAATTAAAAATAGCCAGAGGCAACATCGGAGCTTACGAAGTTGGAAAAAACGCACCGAGCGATGCTGTTATTTCATTAATATGTGAAAAATTCAATATAAACGAAGAGTGGCTTCGAACAGGAAATGGGCCAATAGAAATAGAATTGACCAGAAGCGAGAAGATTACGGATTTTGCAGCAGACCTGCTGAAAGATGAAGAAGACTCCTATCGTCGCAGACTGATCGAAGCACTTGCGGATCTGGATGAAGAAGAATGGGAACTACTGGAAAAGATTTCAGAAAAAGCGGCACATAAAAAGAAAGACCAGGCACCTCGCGCCTAGTCACTCAATCTTTTTATAAATCTGTAAATGAGCTGCAGTTTTTCATGATCATTTACAGTTTGAATTAATTTTGTAATTTCCTTTTTAAGCTCTTCCATGTACGCACCCTCCGTTTCCATACAAACGCACGTCCGAAATTCCTTGAATCCATATTACCACTATTTGGAATGGAAAGAAAGTATTTTATCGAACATTTGTTTGTTTTATCTTTTTGATTATCTGTTTCTATATATACAGACAATCGGAATGTTGGGAACTGTTGGAAATACATGGAATTGTCCGAGATCTCGGACACTATTTGTAAGTAGATTCGAAAAGGTCAGTCATATGGACTTTAAGTCCTGCTGCCAATTGCTCCAGTGTATTCAGACGGGGACTTGTTCTTCCAGATACGATATCTGATATCGTCGATTTAGGAACCCCAGTCATAATGGATACCTGGCGTACTGTTAAATTGCGTTCATACATGATTTGATCTAGCAGTACTTTCATGGAATCTATTATAATATATTTTTTCACCAGCGTCTGCTGGTAAATTGTGGTAAACGGAAAGCGGCTCCTCCAGTGGAGTCTGGAAGAGCCCAAGAGCTTTTAACGAAGGTACGTTTCAATAAAAGCATATTTAGAATAGCATATTAATTAACATATTACAATACCTGTGGCATTCTGCCACCAAAAAAAACGTTATAACCGCATTTGCGATTATATATATGTTGTGTGTACTATTTAACTAAAGAAAGAGAGGAATGTGCTATGGCTTTCGGAATGAAAGATGTTTTGAATGGTGCAAAATCAGTAGCAAGCAGTAACCTTGTCCAGGGTGTGCTTAACAATTACAGCGAAATGTCTACTGAGGACATGCAGAGAGAATACGGCATGTATTTGATGGACGGTGAGGAAATCACAGTGGGATTTAAACTTGTGCGTGATGCTCTTATTTTTACTAACAGACGAATTATTTTCACGGATAAGCAGGGTGCAACCGGCACAAAGATGCGTGTAGAGTCCATCAACCTTTTCTCCGTAGTTGATGTGACGATGGAAACTGCAGGTTTCGGCTTCGATGATAGCGAACTTACTTTTACATACATCAAGACTGCTGATCTTAAAGCTCATCAGGTCCAGTATGTATCTCATAAGTTAGAGTTCCCAAAGAAATATAATGTGCAGCCATTATATAAATTGCTCCAGGAGCTCGCTTATAATAACTGTTTGAGAATTAATGGTTTAGATTAAATAAAAACCGCCCCTGCGCCAACAGGAACGGTTCTGGAATATATCCGAAGATGATACTCCTTATAATTGCAAAAATATTGTATCATCTTCAAACAGCCTTTGCAAGCGGGCATTCCGCTGGCTGTTATTTTTATACACATTTTTAGGAGGTGATACAGTGGCAAATAAGAAATACACCCTTGGATCAGACGGATACTACCAAACAAAAGTCTGGGACGGCACATATACCAAGAGCGGTCATAAGCACCGGATTACGCTTCGCAGTGCCAAAAGCAGCCGTGATCTGGAACGCCAGGTTACTGAGATGAAAGCACAGGTAGAAGCACGCAACTTTGTTCGTGATACCAATATCCTTTTCATTGACTACGCGCGTTCCTGGAAACTCGTATATAAGGCACGCACATCCAACAATACCAAGCGGATGTACGATAACATCATCGAGAAGCATTTCACCGCTCTGGGGACGATCAAATTAATGGATATTCAGAGAATCCACATCGAGACACTCCTATCCAATGCAGACGGTCACGCACGTACTCAGCAACAGATACTATTAACCTTTTCACAGATTCTCAAATCTGCGGTTGTGGACAAGCTTCTCGCCGCCAACGTCGCAGAAGAGATTCTCCGGAATACCGACAAGGTCAAATACAAGCCAAAGGAAAACCGTGCACTCACGCCAGCAGAAAAGAAAGCTGTCTTTGAAGCAGATTATAAATATGCTGCTGATCAGGCTTACTTGTATCTGATCTACGGATGCGGACTCCGCAGAGAGGAATGTGTGGCTCTCAGTGTATTTGACTTTAACTTCAAAAAGAGTGAACTGTCCATCTCCCGCGCTTACGAATATATTGTGAATGATGCCGGGGAAAAAGGAACGAAAACCTGGAACTCTGTTCGAACTGTGCCTATCCCCCAGAAAGTCTTACCGGCGATCCGTGACTATGTGGATTCTGTCAAGCGATCAGGGCGGACTCAATTATTCGTTACGATGAAAGATAGCAAACCTTTCACCAAGTCGGCTTATGACCGGATGTGGGAACGCATCCTGACCTCTATGCAAGCTGTGTGCGAAGAAAAAATAGTTGGTCTGACCGGACACGTATTCCGGCATAACTACTGCTCTTCTCTTTGTTACCAGATTCCTAAGATCTCTATCAAACGTATCGCCGAATTAATGGGCGATACCGAAGATATGGTAATGAAAGTTTATTCACATATTTTAGCTGAAAAAGAAGACGTGGAGGGCGCAGTGAACGCTGCTATTAATTTCTAAGAACATGAGATATATTTGTCTCATGTTCTTTTTTTCTGAGACACTTCTGAGACATCTCATTTTTCACGAGACCATTTTGAGACATTTAAACAATATTACTTTCGGCAAAATCACTTACCGAAAAAACACAAAAAAATAGCGCAAACCCTTGTATTTACTGAGTTTACGCCATTTGTCTTAAGTGAGCGTGCGGGGATTCGAACCCCGGACAACTTGATTAAAAGTCAAGTGCTCTACCACCTGAGCTACACGCCCTTATTCAATTTACAAACTTAAGCAAAATAAAATGCCCAGAACCGGAATCGAACCAGTGACACGAGGATTTTCAGTCCTCTGCTCTACCAACTGAGCTATCTGGGCAAAATTGCGGGGGCAGGATTTGAACCTACGACCTTCGGGTTATGAGCCCGACGAGCTACCAGACTGCTCCACCCCGCGTTATTAAATTACTGAGCTTACGCTCAAGCCGATGATCGGACTCGAACCGATAACCTGCTGATTACAAATCAGCTGCTCTGCCAATTGAGCCACATCGGCGCAACGCCTTTCGGCTAATGGATGGAGGTGGATTCGAACCACCGAAGCAACTTGCAACAGATTTACAGTCTGCCCCCTTTGGCCACTCGGGAACCCATCCATATGGGACCTACAGGGCTCGAACCTGTGACCCTCTGCTTGTAAGGCAGATGCTCTCCCAG